AGGCAGTTGGTGATATCAACAATTTTCTATTATGTCTTAGAGCGTCGTATACTCCATCTATCTGGTAGTCTCTGGGAACGTACTTAGAAATAGCAGTCATATAATCCTTAACACCTTCTTTTGATATCCCTTCATTAACTTCAAAGGGTAATCCATAGTGAGTATTATTTTTAAATTCGTAAGTATATCCGTGATCTTTACAAAATTGTATTATTCTATCTAATAACCCAATGTATATTTCTCCTTTTTGGGTATTGAATAATCTTATTTTGCCATCCCAAAATTTCTTTTTATATGCTGGTGAGAAACTTGCACCAGGAACATCAAAAGTAAATTGATCTGCTAATTCATAATAAACATGTATCTCTGCATCAACATGAAGGAATACTTCATTCTTCTTTGATATAACCAAATGGGACATGACATAATCTTCATCTGAAAATATTTAGCACCCTTTGTCAAGTTATATTACATACCTGCCTGAAACTTATTCCATTCTATTGCATTTTTAATCTGGAATGTTCTATTAGAAACGTTTTTAATTATCTCTTCAAGGAATTTTAGAGTAGCATCATAATATCTTATCTTTAAATCTAACTTTGTTAATTTCTCATCAGCGTCTAAATGCCTTTGTATTGCGTCTTTTTCCCTAACCTTATACGGAAATGGTTCTTCGGCATACACCTCTGCTGTTGCCTTTCCTGTATAGAAATTATACCTATCTAACTTTACTCTGTTGTAAGAATCTCTTGCTTTCTCACGCAACAAAGTAACAGTATTATAAACTGTATAATACTTTGCATGTAATTGTGGAATTTTTAAAGATTCATCATGTAGATTATCAGGATCAATGTCAAGATTCATAAAGGTTTGCCAGTTGGACTCAATATATCGTAGATAGTATACTTGAAAGTTATGTCTGCTGTAAAGTAATTTACATCACTCTCTGTAGCATCAAATTCCAAAGATGTCAAGTATATGGGAAATAAATCCTTAAATTTTACAATAGCAATATCATTATAATTACTGTTTAGAATATGAAGACTTCCATCACTATATTGTTCTCCTAGATCTCTTAGACCATCTTGATTTGTTGTTTTATCAATAAAATCTTGTGCGGATTCTGGAAAACCTAAACCAGTTAACCAGTTATGCATAGCCATATAATTTTCTAAATTCTCATCCACTAAGAATCTTACATTCAACTCTCCATATGTAAGTTTTTCACCAGGCACATCAATATCCTTAAGGTAGGTTGATTGAATAGCAGTTCCTAATGTAATATCAGGTATTCTAGCAGTGTTTGAAAAAAATGATACCTTTGGAAATTTAGACAATGTAAATTTGAATCCAACAGGTGCTAGAAAGTTTCTATTCGCTATTTGATTGGATAATGCCGATCTGGTCATTATTCACCTCCACCATTTCCACCATTTGAACCGTTGCCACCGCCACCGTTGCCATTACCGCCACCATTAGAAGACCCATTAGATGGTTTTCCATTCTGTCCATTGTTTTCATCCTCATCATTTTCTAAGTATCCTCTACGTCCTATATGGTAACCTAGAGGAATCTTCTTACATTTTTTATCATTAAAACAGTAATACTGTCCTGCAGGGCATCTTTTAGCAGCTGCCTCTTCTATAAATTTGTCAAATTCTTTCATCAGTCAATAATTAAATTGTACCACTGTTCACTCATACCCATTATAATGTTATCTGCAGATTCTGCATTTTCAGCGTAACCTTCTTCAATAAGATGTTCTACAATCTTATCGTGGCGTTCTTGTGCCGCTTTATATTGTTTAGGAGTAGGTTTCATTGTAATACTACTTTTATTTTTATTTAGCTAAAAAAAGACCCCTTTACGGGGTCTTTAAACTTACATAAATTTTAATCCTTGCTTTGCTGTATCAACAAGAGAACCTCTAACCAATGCATTTGACTCAATTAAGAATTTATTCCATCTGTTGTTAGTGTCTTTATCATTCTCTAAGGGAATAGCAGTTGATTGTCTACCACTTATGCTTAGTCCTTTATTACAATAAACATTGTATAGATTTACCCATCTAGCAATCATTGGTTCATGCTTTTTGTAATCAGCATTACCAGAAGTAATCATCTCCTGAGTAATGTTTTTTGCATTTTTAAATCCAAGTGCTTGTGCTTCTTTTGACCAGTTGTTGAATGCCCAATCAATAGCATCTGCAAAAGAATCACAATTATTATTGCGAACATCAACATCTTTGATATATGTTTCAAAGTATCTAAGAAACTCTGCTCCTGATATTACAGTGTTACCTTGAATCTCTCTGGAACAATCTCTTAAAGTAAATGCTTCTAAGAATCTAGTGACATATACATCATTTCGTTCTTTTTTACCTCTTGCTCTGGATATGTAAGAGTGTGAAGGACAGTTGAACTTTGCATTAGGTAAAGTTCCTGCAATACCAATATTAAATTTCTTTAAGTAATTATATAAGTCTTGTGCCCATGTTTCTCCTGCTCTTAATGCAGATACAAATTTATGATCACCTGATTGATTAGTGCGATAATTACAATCCATATTGTGATTATTGGATTCTATTTTCACACACTCTTCAATAGATCTATTTCTAGGATGAAATTTTAAACCTATTGGTATTCTTGCATCGGGATCACGAGTAACACCATATAATTTACTTGCTCTGTTGTTTCCCTTTGTGGTTACTACTTTTCTTTGATGTGGACGATAGTATCCAGATAATGTATCAGCAGCAGCATATGAAAAACCACCGTTTTGTTCAAGATGTTTTTCTTGATTACCATATCTTAACTCTCTAATACGATTGTAATATGGTGAACTGAATAAGTCTCCTACTCTAGCCAGACAAATAACTAAGTCATCATCTGTATAGTTAATTCCATTTTCATAATCCTCAATGACATCTTCTATCATTGGTAATCCTTTTGGATAACTATCTAGAATATCAAATATTGAATATATGTATTCTCTTACATCTTCATTAATTGATTTGTTATCGTATAGCTTTTCAGCATTCTCATATACGAAAACTATATTATCAAGTGTGTCGATACGAACGACTTCTGCCATCGCTATGGTCATGTCTTACCCTCCTTTGTTTTTGGTAATTAAATTTTTAAACCAATCCGTTTTTATGTGTTTTGGACTGGTGGGAAATGAATTCCACTTGTTATATAGCATAGCAAATTTTTAATTTTATGTCAACTATGTGGAAAACCGAACATAAAAAAAGACCCCCGAAGGAGTCTTTTGAAAAATATGTAATATCTGAATTACATGAGGTTTTGAACCTTAACACGTCTGTAGTAACGGTTTGAGTTAGTCTTAAGTCTACCAAGACCTTGGTTAGAAGCGTTACCTTCAGCGAATGGGTTTGCAACAAGACCATATCTTGTCTTAAATCCAATTTTTGGCTGGAAGCTGTTCTCTCCAACTGCACGAACCATCTGTAGAGGAACGTATGGGCAGTAGAATAATCCTGCATCATAAGGTGAAGAACCTTTGTATCCAACAACGTAATACTGATCAGCAGCTAAGTTGGATGAATAAGGGTCGATGTATACACGATACTTACCTTGAAGAATACCAGCAAATGTATTGCCTGTATCATCAACATTAAGGTTAGCATTAAGTGCTGGAGTATAATCCAATACACCTGCCATTGTTAACGCAGAAGCAACGTCAGCAGAGCAAAGGATCATATTACCCTTTCCACGACGAGTTCTCTGTGCGATAGCGTTAGCATCTCTTTCGATCTGGAAGATAAGTCCTTTGAACTTCTCAACAGACCAACGACCATTACTGTCGATGTCTAAGTCGAACTGACCACCAGTTGCAACGTTTGTTTGTGCACCAGACTCAGCAACCTTGTAGATAGAACGGATAACTTCTCTGTTTATCTCAGCAAGGATCTCAGTAGAAAGAATGTTAGCAAGTTCTGCTTCTGCATTCAAACCGTGAATTGCCTTAAGGTCTTGAGCAAGCTCTAGTGAGTACTCAGCTTTCAACGCACGAGACTTCGCAGTCACGGTGACTTTCTCGATTGAGAATGCCATCTGGTTGAACTGTTCACCAACACCGTCTCCGAGTGCTTCAGCCTCGTTGGTATCCATACCACGACCAGTTTTGTATGCTAACTGTGTAGCTTCAGCATCTGGGCTAAGAAGTCCTGGATTGTCACCTGCTTGTGTAACTGTACCAAAACCAACGTTTTGACCTGTTCCTGTTCCCTCATTTTGAGTATAACCTGAACCAACGTCTCCAGTTGTTGCACCAGCACCAACAGCAGAGAATGAAGTATCTGCTTCGTCGAATAGTGCTTCAGTTCCACTATTGCTAGTAAAGCGTGAACGCATTGCGAAGATTAGTCCAGTAGGACCATTCATTGGTTGAACACCAGCAAGGTCATAAGCGACCAAGTTTGGCATTGCACGTCTAATTAATGAAATTAGAACAGGGTCGAAACCAGCTTGTGGTCCAGAAGCAGCTGCAAGACCAGAAACACCTGGTGTTGTACCTGAGGATCCTGTACTGTTTGTAGGGGCAGCTTCTGATAGAAATTCTCTTTCTTCTGTAAGTGCTCTCTCTTGGTTCTCCAGGAGAATTGCGGTAACCATTCTACGATGAGAATCAGTAATTTTTTCTGATCCCTCGTGATCTAGGATTGGTGCCCACTTCTCCTGCAGGTGTTCAGCATTGAACATTTGCATTTGATTTTTCCTCTTTTAAAAAAAGTTTTGTTTGAATTTATGATTTAAATAATCACTTTTTAGCAACTCTGTTTATTGTCTGAAGATATCTATCCATTGTGTTAGATATAGACTTGGATTGATAATCCACTGCTTCACTTTCTTCAGTTAAATTCTCAGACTTACTTGTTTGAGTATTAGAACCCTTTGTTGGGAAATAAGATTCCTTCAAAGTTTCTATTTTCTCACGATAGCCGTTTTCACTTTCAAAATCAACATTTTCTACTAGAGTAGCGAGTTTATCCTTTTGTGTCTGTGCAAGACCTTCAGTAACTTCGGCAAAAATTACATCTGCGGTTGACTCAGCCAATCTCTTGTTTAAAGCAACATTCTTTTCGATTTGCTCGTTGAGTTTTGACTCCATATCATCTAGTTTATCTACCATATTCTCGATGACATCATATCT